TGACTACCTCAGAGCCTCAGCAATCGTTTCCACCTGCCGCAACGAGCGCCTGCCGTATGTGCTGCACTACCTGACTGCCGGAGGGTTTGAGCCGCCCCGCATTGCGGACAAAGGACCTGCGGACGAATCCGCACACGCCGTCCGCTTGATACGGGAAGCACAGGAAAGGGGCCTGAGCCCCGCACAAATCGGAAAAATCACAGGGCTTAACCTGACGTACGTTGACAGATACACCAGAGGACAGTCGTTCCCGGTAGGCGGATGCGCCGCATACATCGTCTACGCGATGGAGCGGGCATTGGCGGAGATGTAACGCAGCACGAATTATGGCGGATACACGCGAATAAGCATTAAATGTGAATTAAGTGGAAGGAGGATCGGTATGAAAGAATATGTTGCAGGCAGCAAAAAGCAAGAAGAAGGAGTGTTGGGGTACTATGAAACGGACTCCGTCGTATACCACGAAGACGGTGTTACACCCAAGTACATCTTTCACGTGATTCGGCCGCTGCTCACGGATGAGGAAAAAGAAAAGCGGTATGCTGCAATCAAAGAAGCGGCCGCGAAGCTTATTCTTGCGGCGGAACGGTGTCACAGGCAAAAAGATGCCATGGCGAAGGATTGACGCCTCGGAGCAGAGATGAACAAGCAGCAAAAGAGAAAGGTCCGCCGAGTAATCGTTGAATACGGAGTCGCAGCGATTCTGGGGGTGGTGCTGTACATCCTGATTCGTCCTTATGCAGTCGCAGCACGCGGCAGCACACTGTACGGCGGCGAAGTCATGATGTTCGGTATGCCGGCATACTGGGCGGTGTTAAAATCCATCATCAATGATGTCAAACAGGTTTTGACAGAGCGAAACTACCAAGATAACTAAGCATACGGAGGTAAAAACAATGCTTGAAATTAAAGTAACCGTTGATTTTCCGGGCTTGCCGGAAGCACTGACCGCGCTGGCGGATGCACTCGGCAAAAGGGCTGAAACCGATGAGGTGAAGGAAGTTGAGGCAGCTGCTGCAGCAAACCCTACGGCACCTGCGCAGGCTGCATCAACTACCGTCACTGCCGCACCCACCCCTGCTCAGCCGACTGCACCGACGACTGCTGCCCCGACTGCATCCGCCGTCCGGGCTGAGAATACTTACACCCTCGACGCTTTGAGCCGTGCCGGAGCTGCTCTGGTTGATGCCGGCATGATGCCGCAGCTGCTTGACTTGCTGACTAAGTACGGCGTGCGAGCAGTCGTTCAGCTGCCCAAAGAGCAGTACGGTGCATTTGCGGACGAGCTGAAGGCCCTTGGTGCACAGCTGTAAAGGGGTGAAAGAAATGTCCACACCTAAGAAACATGCCCTTCTGAGTGCTTCCGGTGCCCACCGCTGGCTTGCTTGCACGGCGGCACCGCACTTTGAAGAGAACTTCCCTGACGGGACAAGCCCCTATGCGGAGGAAGGCACGTTGGCACACGCCATCTGCGAGCTGTATGCCCGTAAAAAGTTTGCAGTTATAACCACCCGCAGATTCAATTCGGAACTGAAGAAGCTGCAATCACACGAAATGTATTCTGACGAGATGCTGCGGACCGCCGACGCGTATGTGACGTATCTCACGGAAAAGACCATGCAGTACGACGCACCGCCTCACGTTGCAACGGAGGTCAGGGTTGACCTCACGGACTATGTCCCGGACGGTTTCGGTACGTGTGACTGCATCATGATAGGCGGCGACACGCTGCATATTACCGACTACAAGCACGGCAAGGGCGTTCCCGTAAGTGCTGTGGACAACCCACAAATGCGGCTGTATGCACTGGGCGCTCTGAGGCTCTACGGGCCAATCTACGGCGACCTAATCAAACGGGTATCAATGGGTATCTGTCAGCCCCGCCTGTCACAGGAAGCCAGCGAGGACGCCCTCAGCGTGGACGAGCTGCTTGCATGGGGCGAAAGCATCAAGCCCATTGCACGCGAGGCCTACGACGGCCCCGGAACCTTCTGTCCCGGTGAGCATTGCAGGTTCTGCAAAGGTAAGGCTCAATGTGCCGCAAGAGCCGCATTCTTCACCGGCTTTGAGGAATTTACAGACTGCGCTGCCGTGAACGACAGCCGCGAAATCGGGAAAAACCCATGCCTGTCGGTTGCAGAAGTCGGAGATCTGCTTATTCGCGCTGAAGGGCTTGTGCAGTGGTACAAGGACCTTCAGACTTATGCATCCGCTGTGCTGCTTGACGGCGGTGAAGTCCCGGGATGGAAACTGGTGGAGGGCCGCAGCAACCGCGCTTTCACGGATGCTGATGCCGCCGTCAAAAAGCTTATTGATGCCGGGTATGACGAGGCTTTGATTTACGACCGCAAGCCGAAGACTCTCTCGGAACTGGAAAAGATGCTCGGCAAGAAGACTTTCTCAGAACTGCTTTCCGGTTTCGTCACAAAGCCGAAGGGTAAGCCCACACTTGTGCCGGCAAGCGATTGCCGAGATGCATATTGCCCTGGTGCTGCCGAGTTTGAGGGTGTGTCCAATGGCTGAAATTATATGCCTCAACGACGGCGGCTTTGTAGTCAATTTGGGTGATACTAAAGAGTTCTTGGAACGTCTGCTGAGGGAAAAAGTTGGCGTGGACGCTGCATGGTGTTTTGCAGATTATGTGTCGGAGCTTACTGATGACCAAAGCGACCTGAGTGCCGAAAATGAGCGCCTTGAACGCGAGATCGACGGTTACAGAGCAATGTGCTTTGACGCTTGTGGGGCATTGAATACGATTCTCTCGTTACTCGCTGCCCCGCGGTTGGACAGAGAGAAGCTTCGGTTTGTCGCTCGAACAACACATGACGATATCATGTCGAATTTATGAAGGAGGTTTTGAATATGACCATTACACTCACCAGAGACGCGTTTAATGCAATCATGAGGACTTGCAAAGATGTGGCTAAAGGGAGTCACTACGTCGGACTCGACAGAGATACGCTGCGATTGATTTGCCGCGACTCCAGAGTCACGGCTGTAGCGCTAAACAATGCATCGATTGTGGAAGTTACAGTTCCGTGCGAGCAACCCAGTGACGACGGAGAGATGCTCGTTCCGGTTTTGAAGCTCGCCGGGAAAAATGAGCTGATAGTATCTATTTCCCACGAAAATGGGGTAACATCCGTTTTGACTGCCGAACGGGATGAAAAATATGAATTGGAACTTGAAGACACGCTTTTCAAGGGTGTTGAAGCGATTCTGCCAAAAAACGAACGTCCGATGCGCTCTGTATGTTTCGATCCGCATCAGCTGCGTCAGGCAATCACCGCAATGAAGGCAACCGGCACCAACAGAGTGCAGATTAGTTTTTACAAGGATTGGCAGACCGGAGTAGTTATTACCGCACCGCATGCGAAAGCGTGTGTTTTGCCGGTGCGGAGAGAAGATAACTTTTGAGCAAACACGTGACATTAAGTAACTTATGAATTTTATGGAGGAATTAAACCATGTATCAAAATGACCCTAAAAGAGTTCTTACCCCCGAATGCAGACTTTCATACTGCAACCTCGTGACTGCACGTGCGCCGCAGAACGGCGTCGGCGACCCGAAATTCAGCGTGACGCTGCTGATTCCCAAGTCAAACCCGAATATCAAGCAGGAGCTTGATGCGGCTATGGCTGCCGCTGCTGACGCCGGCGTCAACGCCAAGTGGAACGGCGTCCGGCCCGCTCGCATTGAATCCGTCGTGCATGACGGTGACGGCGTCCGCCAATCCGGGGAGCCTTACGGCGAGGAATGCCGCGGCTGCTGGGTGGTGACTGCGTCCAGCAAGAACAAGCCCTATGTCTGCGGCGCGGACAATGTGAACTGTGAGCTGGCCCCCACGGACATCTACAGCGGTATGTACGCCCGCGTGTCCATCAACTTCTACGCCTACAACTCTGCCGGCAAGCGCGGCGTCGGCTGCGGTCTGCGCGCCGTGATGAAGACCCGCGACGGCGAACCTCTCAGCAGCTCTGTTGTTACTGCTGCTGAGTTCGCCGGTGTTGGCGGTGTTCAGGCGGCCCCCGTACAGGGTTATGCTTCGGGTCAGATCAACCCCATCACCGGTCAGCTCATGTAATAAACAGCAGCACCGGGCGGGCGGTTACACAATTGCTGCCTGCTCGGCAAGGACGCAAAGGAGGTAAAGATGCTCATTCATCTTGACTTTGAAACATATTCCGACGTCAGCATCAAAAAAGCCGGTGCGTTCCGGTACATTCAAAGCCCAACGTTTGAAATCCTTCTGTGCGCATACAGTGTTGATGATGGACCTGTTCGCGTGCTCGACCTGACTGTTCCACAAGAACGCGATTACTTCAACACAGCGTTCAAAGACCTGATTTTCCGCAATGACAGCGTACTCATGGCCTACAATGCGGCCTTTGAGGCGGGGTGTATCGCTCGGCATTTCGGTGTCGATTTTACCCCTGCTTATGTGGCAAAGTTCCGTGACACTATGCTGCACGGCCTGTATGCCGGTTATCCCGCGGGTCTTGATGCGACGGGCCGGGCGCTGGGCATTCCGGAGGACAAACAGAAGCTGACCACCGGCAAGGCCCTGATCCGCTATTTCTGCGCCCCCTGCAAGCCCACTAAGGCGAACGGCGGCAGAACCCGAAACTACCCGCATCACGACCCCGAAAAATGGGAGCTATTCAAGGCTTACAACGGGCAAGACGTTGTTGCGGAAATGGAAATTGAACGCCGCTTGTCTGTGTTCCCTGTGCCGGATTTCGTTCAAAAGCAGTGGGAAACGGATCTCATTATCAACGCGCGCGGTGTGGCCGTCGATATGGACTTCTGCGAAGGCGCATTGGAGCTGGGCGAAACCATTCGTGTGCAGCTCACCGATGAGGCCGTCCGGCTCTCAGGCCTACCAAATCCTAACAGTGTGAAGCAGCTTGCCCGCTGGCTGTCCGCTGAAATCGGCGACGACATTACCACACTCCGTAAGGAGACGGTCAAAGAATTGCTGGGCCGCGATAACGCCGACCACGTTCAGCGGATGCTGGAAATACGGCAGGAGCTGGGCAAAACCAGCACCAAGAAATATGACGCCATCGAGGCTGCCGTGTGCAACGACGGGCGCGTCCGTGGGCTGCTTCAGTTCTACGGTGCAAACCGGACGGGGCGCTGGGCCGGACGTCTGGTGCAGGTTCAGAACCTGCCGCGAACTTACACAGAGCCGCTGGAATTCGCCCGTGAGCTGGTCACTGACCGCAAGCTCGACGCACTGAGTATGGTCTACGGCTCTCCGAATGATACGCTGTCGCAGCTTATCCGTACCGCCTTTGTGGCTGCCCCCGGCAACGTCCTGATTGACGCCGACTTCAGCGCCATCGAAGCCCGCGTCATATCGTGGCTGGCCGATGAGGAATGGAGGCTTGAGGTTTTCCGCACTCACGGCAAGATCTATGAGGCCTCTGCTTCTCAGATGTTCGGTGTCCCGCTGGAACGGATCAAAAAAGGCAACCCCGAATACTCCCTCCGGCAGCGCGGCAAGGTGGCTGAGCTTGCGCTTGGCTATCAGGGCGGCGTCCCGGCAATGCGGCAAATGGACACCGGAAAGCTGTTGGCGGATCTGCCGGACGAAGAAATTCAGGACATCGTGGACAAGTGGCGCAACACCAATCCCAAAATTCGCAACCTGTGGTACAGCTTCAATGACGCGGCGATCCGTGTGATTCAGAACGGCGGTTCCGTCCGTGTCCGCTGCTGCACAATCTCCCGTGAGTGCGATTGTATACGTGAGACAAGCTGCCTGACGATAGCTTTGCCGTCCGGCAGAAAGCTCTACTACATCGATCCTGCTGTCGGGGAAAACCGCTGGGGCGGTCCGTCCATCTCTTACATGGGCATGGATCAGACCACGAAAAAATGGCGGCGCATCGAAACCTATGGCGGGAAGCTGGTGGAGAATGTCGTACAGGCTATCGCCCGTGACTGTTTAGCACAGGCCATTGACCGCCTTGAAGCAGCGGGCCTGCCGGTTGTATTCCACATACACGACGAGGTGGTAATTGATACCCCCGCATTCGGCTCAAACGACGCCATGCTCGGCAAAGTGGTTGAAATTATGAGCCTACCTATCCCGTGGGCGCAGGGCTTACCGCTGGGCGCGGATGGCTGGGTAGGACGGTTCTTCAAGAAAGATTAAGAAGTCAGACAACTAACGGAGGATAAAATGAAAATCATAAGTCCGCAGATTGAATTCATAACCCCAATCGACGGAACGGCCGTGCTCAAGCGCATCGAGCAGTGTGGGCGCGTCTGCTATAAGTCGGAGGGTCAAATAACGGAGGGCAGCGCGCCGCGTTTCGTTGAGACCCTCATCAAGCATGGTCATGAAGCCGTGCTGGAACACTGCTCTTTTACAGTAAAATTTGTGTGCGATCGCGGTGTATCACACGAGATTGTCCGTCACCGCATGGCGTCCTACTGCCAAGAGAGTACCCGATACTGCAATTATGGCAAGGGCGACTTCAATGGCGAGATTACAGTCATAGAGCCGAGTTACCTTATCAAGGGTACGGCTGCCTATGACGCATGGAAGGCCGCCTGTGAGGCCACTGAGCAGGCCTACTTCGACCTTCTGAATTGGGGCCTGTCCCCGCAGGAAGCCCGCGCTGTGCTGCCGAACAGCCTGAAAACCGAAGTGGTTATGACGGCCAACATCAGAGAATGGCGGCACATCCTGAAGCTGCGCTGCTCTAAGGCGGCCCACCCGCAGATGCGGGAGGTGGCTACACAGCTTCTGAAGGAGCTGCGAGAGAAGATACCGGTCCTCTTTGACGATATTGATCCGGAGGGCTGAGGCATGGCTATTGAGCGCTTCGCTGACGCATACACACCCACCTGTGATATGTGCAGCGCTGAGCTGCCGGAAGAGTTCTCTTTTGAGGACGCGGTAGACAGCAAGAAACAGAACGGCTGGCGCTCCGTCCGGGATACCGGCGGTGACTGGTGGGACCTCTGCCCGGATTGCTACGCGAAACACGCAAACCGGCTTAGAGGCATCGGCCCTTCTGAGTTTGGAGGTATCACATGATCCTTGCTACAAGAATCGTTCTGCTGGTAGTCAGCACGCTCTTCTTCCTTGCGACCATGAGCGCAAGCACGGAGCGGCGCGGCTATCTGGATCTGACCGGCGCAGTAGCGGCAGCAATCCTGTTGCTACTGTCCTACCGGATCTGAAAAAGAGGTGTCTAACATGGATAAAAACGCTGAGAAAATCACAATCACCTACGACGACGGCTCTACAAAGGAGTTGAAAAAGGGGCTGGTCTTTCACATTGAGGGCGACCCTTCCGCTGAGAGTATAACCGTCACGGCAGATATGGTGGCAATGTCAGGCAAGGACCTGTTCACCGTCGTAGAGGCCGCCGTTGAGCTGGGTGTAAAGCTCGGTATGTTCGGAGATACGGAGGCTGCTGACGATGAATAGAGCTGAGATTTTGGAGGCTGCCCGCGTCTGTGTCTGCGGTGAACGCGAACAGGACTACGGCAAGCCGGAGGACAATTTCTCTACTATCGGCCTTCTGTGGGGCGTCTACCTCCGCGCAGCTCACCCGGAGCTGGCAAAGGTGATGGGCGTCAACCGCATTGACGCAAAGGACGTGGCGGCTATGATGGCTCTGCTCAAGGTGGCCCGCATTGCCACTGGCTCAAGCCCTGACAGCTTCGTTGACCTTGCCGGTTACGCGGCCTGCGCCGGTGAGATCGCCGCGGATGCGCAGACGATCTCGCCTGTCAATGCCTGTGTTTCCTGCGGCACTGAAATTCCTGAGGGGCGGCAGGTCTGCCCCGCTTGCTTAAGGGAGGCGTCAAGATGAGCAAGCTGACAGCAACTATTTCTGACACTGTATATTTCTGCTCTGATACGTACAGTGCGGCGGTAACGCACTACGGGAAACAGTCACAAGCTGTAATTGCTATGGAAGAGATGGCTGAATTAACAAAGGAATTGTCGAAGGACTTACGCTGCAACGGTGACCTTGGCGCAATCTCGGAGGAAATCGCTGATGTGGAAATCATGCTTGAACAGCTTAAAATCATATATGGAAATCGTGCTATGGTTGATAGAATCCGCGCTGAAAAGCTAATACGGTTAGCCGACCGCATCAAAGACCAGGAGGAGAGACATGCATTATGATCGAACAATCTGCATCGCTATAGGTGGCAGTCGCAAATCGCTGACGTGGCAAAACTCACGACTTAGCGTATCGGAGCTATATAATCGTTTCGAACACCCTGTTCGCAGCAGCGAAACGATGCAGGAATACCTGCATCTAAAAAAACTGCAGCAGGATGAGCTCAAAGACTGTGCCGGCGGATTTGTCGGCGGAGAGCTGTCATCACCGCGACGTAAGGCAGGCAATGTAACGGGACGCGACCTTATCACGCTCGATTTTGATAATATTCCCGGCTGGCAAACGGACGCTGTTATCGCAAAAATGGACGCACTGCATTGCGGCTATTGCGTTTACAGCACACGCAAGCACGTTCCTGAGCGTCCGCGATTGCGAATCATTGTACCAACCGACAGAACCATGACTCCGGATGAGTATGAGCCGTGTGCCCGCCGTGTGGCCGCTCACGTGGGTGTAGGCATGGCGGATCCCTCGACATTTGAACTCTCACGGCTTTTCTACTTCCCGACTTGCTGTGCAGACAGTGAGTTTGTGTATAAGGCAGTGGACAAGCCGCTCGCATCAGTGGATGCACTGCTCAAAAGCTACGCTGATTGGCGCGACGTAACAAGTTGGCCTGTGATTCCGGGTGCTGTCAGCTACCAAAAGCTGGCCATAAAACAAGGTACCCCCGAAGAAAAGTCGGGCATCGTGGGCGCATTTTGCCGAACGTACGATGTGCTGAGTGCCATAGATGCATTCCTGCACGGAATTTATGAACCCGTGGACGGCAGCACCGACCGGTATACATATCTCGGCGGTTCAACAGCCGGGGGCGCCGTGATTTACGACGGCGGAAGATTCCTCTACAGCCATCACGCTACCGACCCATGCAGCGGTCGCCTGGTTAATGCGTTTGATTTGGTCCGCTTGCACAAATTCGGCGATAAGGACAACAATGCATTACCGGACACACCTATAACGAAGCTGCCGTCATACACCGCCATGAGGGATCTTGCACTGTCGGACAAGCAGGTATGCGCTACACTGAGTCGGGAACAGCATGAACGTGTCGTGAGGGAGTTTGAGTGCGTCGGCAGCGCTTCAACGTCTGAGGACGCTACAACGTGGACCGAGAACCTGCAGAGGACACAGGACGGTAAAATCAAGAACACTATCGACAACGTGCTCATTATTCTTGACGGCGACTCGCTGCTGAGGGGTAAGTTTGCTCTCAATCAGTTTGCAGGACGCGGCGAAGTACTCGGGTCACTGCCGTGGAGAGAGGACGGTAAACGCCGCCTTTGGTCGGACACTGATACCAACGGCTTGTACTGGTATATGGAGCGGTTCTGGGGTATCTCCGGGCGAGGCAATATTGACAGTGCCCTTGATATTCACGCATCACAGCACGCATTCAATGAAGTCCGGGACTATATTAACAGTCTGACGTGGGACGGAATTCCACGGTTGGACACGCTGTTCATTGACTATCTCGGAGCCGAAGACACCGCATACAATCGCGCCGTATGCCGCAAAAGCTTCACTGCTGCAGTCACTCGTGTCATGATCCCGGGCTGTAAGTATGATAACATGGTTATCCTTGCCGGCCCGCAGGGTATCGGTAAAAGCACCCTGTTGGATAAAATGTCCCGCGGTTGGTTTAACGACAGCATTCGCACTTTTGAGGGTAAAGATGCATCAGAGCTGCTTCAGGGCGTGTGGCTGGTGGAAGTGTCGGAGCTTGATGCCTTCCGTAAGACCGACGTCGCCCGCATCAAGCAGTTTCTATCCCTGCGTGCCGACCGCTACCGCGCAGCATATGGTCGTCACGTCTCGGAGCTGCCTCGGCAGTGCGTGTTCTTCGGATCCACCAACACAACGGATTTTCTGCAGGACACAACCGGCAACCGGCGTTTTTGGCCTGTGGACGTTGGCGAGCAGCCGCACGCCAAAACCGTGTGGCACGACCTGACCGACGATGTTGTTGACCAGCTGTGGGCCGAAGCAAAAGTTCGCTGGCAGACCGGGGAGCCGCTATACATATCAGGAGATGTAGAACAAGAAGCACTCGAGAGGCAGGAAGCACATCGTGAGGCGTCAGTCCACGAGGGCATAATTGCCGAGTTTGCAGCAAAACAAGTCCCGGTTGACTGGTGCAGATGGACGATAGATAGACGCCGTGATTACTGGTGCGGCGCGGCACGTATGCCGGATGGACGAGAAATCGAGCTTGTGGACCGTGACCGTATCTCTGCTGCAGAGGTCTGGTGTGAGATGCTGAACGGAAATATCCGTGACATAACCAATGCTGACACACGTAAGATAAATGCTGTGCTCGCGCGTCTTCCTGGGTGGACGCGTAGTGGACCATTACGGTTTGGCCCGTACAGTGTTCAGCGTGGCTTCATCCGGAGCAACAGTCAGTTGCAACCACCGCAACAAAAGGTGTAACGCTCAATAAACCGTTACATCGAGGGGCAACATATATTAAATTATTTTATGTTTTTGTTGCGCGTAATGTTGCCCCTAAAAGTCTTT